CTGTTCTTCGAGATGTTTTCGCAGCTCCCTTCATGGTTCACAAATTTGTGGATCCTTGTCGTGGCGAGTATTTATGGTATAAAGGGAACACAAATATTCCGTAACGGAGGTAAAAAATAATGCCACTTACTAAAAAAGGTAAAAAAATTATGAAATCCATGAAAGATCAATATGGAGATAAAAAAGGTGAATCTGTTTTTTATGCATCTGCTAACAAAGGCAAGATAAAAAAAGTTCATGGTAAAAAAGAAGGTGGTGCAATGGAAAGAAAAAAAAGTAAAAAATTTAAAGAAAAATTAAATCCAATTTTAATTAACAGACCACCAGTGGGAAAACCAAAAATACCTGGAGAAAAATCTAAACAGATAAAAAAACATGGTATGAAAGAAGGTGGTACAATGGAACCATATCACGGAAGTATGATATCAGGAACTGTTGACGGAAAAAAATTGTCTAATCCATCTTACAAAAAGTATTATGGCAATCTACTAAGGGGGTTCAAATGACAAAACTATGTCCAAGAGGTAAAGCGGCAGCAAAGCGAAAATTTAAAGTGTATCCGTCAGCATATGCTAATGCCTACGCTTCTAAAATATGTGCTGGTAAAGCAAGAGATCCATCTGGTGTAAAAAGAAAAGATTTTAAAGGTCCTAAACCTGCAGGTAAAGCAGAGGGTGGTTCTATTTCTTCAGCTAGTTTTCCTCAAAAAGCAAAAGGTGAAAGTGTTAAAGGATATATAAAACGTGTTAAATCTAGTTTTAAAAAAAATATTAAAAAATATGGTGTATTCCCATCAAAGAAAGAACTTAAAGATACCATAAAAAATGTTAAAGCATTTAAAAGAGATTATGCTAAAACAAAACCTGCACGTAAGGCAATGGGTGGCGTAATAGACTCAACTAAATTTAAATATGTCTAATGGATTAAAAAAATGGTTCGATCAAAAATGGGTGGATATTGGGAGCAAAAAAAAAGATGGTTCCTTCGCCAAATGTGGCCGTTCAAAACAGAAAGCGGACGCGAAGAGGAAGTATCCAAAGTGCGTGCCACTTGCAAAAGCCACACGGATGACAAAGTCGCAAAGGGCGAGTGCTGTTGCCAGAAAAAGAGCAGCGGGTAACACCGGTCCAAAACCAAAAAACGTCAAAACATTTGCTAAGATGGGTGGTATCATAGATCAAACTAGAATGAGGTATCTATGAGTGATGCATTAAGACAAGCTTTTGGGGATAGAAAAGCTGTACAAAATATTATTGA